ACTTTTTTTTAAAAAGTGTTTTTTTGCTACACTTTTTTTTAAAAAGTGTTTTTTTGCTACACTTTTTTTTAAAAAGTGTTTTTTTGCTACACTTTTTTTTAAAAAGTGTGTGTTAAGAAAAAAATTCTTGCTCAATTTGCTCTTGTTGATCTTCTATCTTGTGTAAATGTTTTTGTTGGACATCCACATAACTCAAGAAATCTTCCAATTGTTTCATGACATTATCGTCTTGTTCGGTTAAATTTATAAACACTCCATTATTATTTTCGTTCATGGTAATGGTGGGTATTTTACTCAACATGCGTAAAGCTTCAATCTGGTGATGTTTAGACAAAGCTTCAATTCGCTCTTTAATTTCGGTTTTACTCAACATTTATTATTATACAACGTTTAGTGTTTAAACTATTTTACAATTAGTCTTCTAGAATCAAACGAGGTTTGCGCTTTACTTGGGCCGGCTTTGCTTGGGCCGGCGTTGCTTGGGCCGGCTTTGCTTGGGCCGGCTTTGCTTGGGCCGGCGTTGCTTTAGTTGAAACAGCTTGCGTAACCGCTGAAACAGCTTGCTCAACAGCTGAAACAACTTGCTCAACGGCCGTTTTTTCTTGCACTTTTGGCCCCTGCACTTTTGCCACCTGCACTTTTGCCACCTGCACTTTTGCCACCTGCACTTTTGCCACCTGCACTTTTGCCCCCTGCACTTTTGCCCCCTGCACAGGCTTCGCTTTTGCCACCTGCACAGGCTTCGCTTTTAATTGCAACTGCTTCGGCACCAGTTCCGCAATAATTGATATATATTTATCATTTAATTCATAACGTTGCCCAATAACTTTCACCACAATATCCTCATTTTCCTTCACGTCGGAAAAATACGGGGTTGTATAATGGTGATCTCGTGCTACAAAAATAACCACTGGACTTGGCGAATCGTTCGTTTCGGCCCGAATACCCGCCTTGGTAATATTTTTCGCAATACAATGAATGATCATCCCTTCCACTGGCGAACAAATACTACATTCATAGACTACTTCAAACGTCACCGATGAACCTTGGATTAAACCACTGGAATACGTCATTATTTTGGTAGACCGATTCTTGACAAACCCTTCAACAATACATTTCCCCTCAATCTCAGCTGCAATCATTTTCTCCAAAGTTTGTTTAATATTACTCCCGATGTTCTGAATATTGACGTGGATTTTCTTGGTAATTAATGCATTACTGAATAGGGTCATATTGTCTTGTTGCGACATTGTCTTATATAATATAAATGTATTAATATTTAAATGTATTCAATTTTATAAGTTAATAACAACCTTTTAACAACCTTTTAACAACCTTTTAGAAAAAGGTTGGGCCAAAATACAACCTTGACACAATTTTAAATTTATAACACGTACGTGCTATAAATTTTGGTCCAACCTTTTTTAAAAAGGTTGAATTTTGGTCCAACCTTTTTTGAAAAGGTTGTGAAAAGGTTGTGAAAAGGTTGTGTTTTGTAAATAAAATTGATATTGTTTATTTTATACATGTTTGTTTCAAACTAATATAAAATCAAACTAATATAAAATCACACAAGTATAAAATGACTGCAAATCCATTTACCGCAATTGAAAACCCAAAAACTGAAAAATTTATCACCATTGCCCCTCAAAATATACGCAATTCAATATCAAATACACATTCTTTGCCGTTAAAATATAATCGCGCGGAAACTTTTGTCGCTATTGCAGAGCAACACACGTGGTGTGTTTGTAAATGTTACCAGCCCGAATCAATTGATGCCCGCTGTTGCGGTTTATGTTATAAATGTTGTCCATCAAAAACGTTTGAGCAACAATGCAATTTTTGTCCCAATGATTTCACAACATATTGGGATTCCGGTTATGTGCAAACGGTCAGTGGCTATGGGGGTAAAGCAGGTGCCGAAGCAGAAAAAAATGGCGTCTATTGTTGCTTTTGTTTCCCCCTAAAATTTGCTATGTTCTTTACGTGTTGTTTTGGCTCCGTGTTCAACGGCTGTATCAATTATATGCGGGACACTAATATGAATTATCTCTTCTAAGTAAACACCTTTTAGAAAAAGGTGTAGCCAAAAAACACCTTTTAGAAAAAGGTGTAGCCCAAAAAACACCTTTTAGAAAAAGGTGTAGCCCAAAAAACACCCAAATCGCACCTGAATTTACACTGAATTTTGGTTACACCTTTTCCTAAAAGGTGTGTTTTGGTCCAACCTTTTTCTAAAAGGTTGTGTTTAGTAGGACAAATTCTCTATATCAATCAGCTGTGCTTCTTCCGGAGTGACAAACCAAGTTCGGTCACCTTTGCGCTCTAAATTATACGTCCGCAAAAACATTTCTTGAATCACGCATGCGTGGGTATGATTAATCGCTTCCAATTCATCGGGCGCGGTACTTTCTTCAACATTATGTAATTGCCGGTTTTTCTTCTTTTCCTCAATAATATCTTTATATTTCGTCTGAATGAGTGCCAAATACGCTTTATACATGTCTGCACCCAAAATTTCCTGTAACATTTCCGTGGATTTGCCATAACACCGGGCGCCTTTATTACGTTTCTTCTTAATACCGTTTAATTCAAATACTTTCAGTTTAAAAACGATATTATTTTCTTCTTTCTTAAAATTCGCCATAAAACCGACGACGCTATTTAATTTCGTATTAGCAGGGAGCAATTGATTCTTTAGGGTGGCAATCGGTTTCGCTAAATCGTGCAGATCTTCGGCTTCCGCTACTGCCCAGTGTGTTTCTTTCTGTATTAATAACTGTGGCACATTTTTGTGTAAAATATACATTCCCTTTAAGCCTTTATTACTCAATACATTCTTCAATAAAATCTGTTTCAGTTGTTCACTGAACGCATCCGCTATAAAATCGGGTTGAATTAAACCCGTTAATAATATTAATTTATCTTCATATATTAAATCCTCGCCGATATGATTCAACAATGCCTCTAACAACAGCCCACGGGGTAAGCCTAAGGTTTCCATCTCATGAATGACTTCACTACAGAACTTGTACCAATTGTCTTCTCCACGTTTAGGTTTATTTTGCACAATAGCCGAGAGATACTTCTCTCGTAATTGTTGTAATAATTGTGTAAAAGCATCGTTCTTTTTCGGTGAAGTTTCTTCTGTTGTCGGTTCTGCTTGCACCTGTGTCGGCTCCGCTTGACCTTGCACCTGTGTCGGCTCCGCTTGACCTTGCACCTGTGTCGGCTCCGCTTGACCTTGTACCTGTGTCGGCTCCGCTTGACCTTGTACCTGTGTCGGCTTAGCTTGACCTTGCACCATAGTCTTATTTAAATTTATACTTATCAGCTCATGTTTAAATTCCACCGGCATTGAGCGTTCTAATAAACCCACGCGGGGATTATTTAATTCCAATGGTTGAAACAAATATAAATCGCCTATATTGATCAAATTCCCCAAGCGTCCATATTTATCACTAATGTACTCATTTTTCTCTTCCACCAATTGATTAAGAGCCGCATTGATTTGGACCTCTGGATAGGTTTTCACCACATTAAGCATCGCCACTAGCAAAGGCTTTCGGTAAAAGAAGCGCTCTTTCATCAATTGTTTTATCTTATAAATAATTTTATCATTATTCATCATTATAAAGGCCTCTCCATAAGTATCATTATTAATATCATCCTTCGTTAGCTCTCCTGTTGTCGCTGGTTTACACGTATAACTGCATTTTTTCATATAATCACAAGTTGCCGAATAAGGTTTATCTCCCACGGCATAATCTAAAGTCCCGCCAGAGGACAACTCAATTGTAACGGTTTGCTGCATATTTTCCGCGATGAAATTGGCCTGTTGGTAATTTAATATACAATCTACCGCGATTTCTTTAATCACCCGACTGACATTACCGATTTGCACGGCCTTTAATTCCGCTAACCGGTAAACATATAAATCCACGGCTTCTTGCCGTTTGTCTTCTAAGAGTGAGCCATACAGATAAACCTCCACATTGCGTTTGACAAATGGCAAGTCTTTGTGACTACAAGTACGTACGGCACGCCCAATGATTTGCTCCACCCGGTTCATATTATACCAGGGATCCAGAATATGGACTTGACGGATAAATTTCAAGTCTAAACCTTCGGAACCGGCCAGTGAAATCAGCACCACCTTGACTTGCTCACCGTTTTTATTAGTGAGGTCAGTAGCCATATTGATATCTTTCAAATTATCCGGCGATAAACCTTTGTCCCCAGTAATCATCACGTATTTGGCTGGGCCTGCTTTATCTGGACCTGCTTTATCTGGACCTGCTTTCGGTTTTAGTGTAATCGCGTTTATTTTCTCTGTTGGCGCGGTTTTAAAAAGTGATTTCACTGTACCAGCCCGGGTAAAGCCCAGTTCTTCCAAAGCGATCGCAATCGGCAAGAGTCCTCCATCAATATACTGAGCATAAACTAATACCACCCCAGTGGACTGCATAATACGGTCGCAAATGGCTTTAATTTTTCCGCTGTATTTGCCGATCTCATTGGGTGCGAAAATACGACCCCATTTACTCGGTTTGTATTCAAAATCATAGCGACCTGGTGGCGAAATTGTCTCTGTAAAGGTCATCAGACGCTTCAAGCCCCCAGAGCCGACGATCTCCGCGGTGTCAATGTTTGGTGGGCCCGTTACGCTTAACAATCGCTCATCCGGGTAAATCATATTCAATGCTTCAACCGGCTTCTGCAGCATAGTGTAACCAAATGCTTCCAAGTTTTCAAAGGCCAAGCCCTTCGCCTTGCCTTGTTTCACCTTTTCCAAAATATAATCATAACCTTTTTGTTGATAACTCCCGACTTCTACTAAATATAAAGAGAGAAATTCAATATGTTGCACCAAAGCTTTGCCGTTTAATTGCACCACAGGCGCCGGCTGTGTTAAGAAAGTGTGCTCCGGAGCAAATTCCGCAGGCCAAATCTTATATGGAAATGTATACGGATTTTCCCCTCGGACATACGAAATATAACCAGTGGCTTTCCGAATCAACAAGTCTTCACCCACCGGCTCCCCCGTCTTACTCAATTTAAACGATCCATCCGCATTAAATACGTCTTTGATTTCAATCGTCGCTCGGCGATCATTTAGGTTCATCAAATTCACCAGCCAGATAATTTCCTTATAACTGTTATACATCGGGGTTGCCGACAGCAACAATAACCGCAAATTATCCGCATAGGTCACGAGTTTAAACAATTCTTGTGCGACCCGTTTTTTCTCCGGGTTGTCATCGGAAATCCGGATATTGTGAACTTCATCAATAATAATTAAACGATTACTAAAATGCTGTTTGAGTTTGTTGCGAATAATGGTACCCCGTTTTTTCGTGTCAGTCACTTCCTCCCCTACCACGCTTTTCTTTTGGATATAATTGGCAAATTCCGTATAACCAAGAAAGACATAATAAGTATTTATAATGCGTTTCACTTGCGCTTTAATCGTCGCTTCAGTCAAACCTTTCATATTCATCGGATTAATTTCTTTTAAAAACTTATTGCCGGTACAGGAGCGAATATTCCAGATCCCGTCAATGAGTTTAAGCTTCCGCTCATCAAACAGCTGCAGTTTAAAGTTTTCTTGGACGTTGGGTGAAGCAACAATAATGATGCGATTTGCAATATTCATTTGGATCAAATAATCCCGCATTTCTTCCGCAATACTAATGGCTGAGCAGGTTTTCCCGCTACCTAAACCGTGATATAATAATAAACTATTATAGGGGGTTTGAAACGAGAGAAAATTCCGAACAAAAAGTTGATGCGGTGCTAATTCAAAATCCGCATTACACATGATCTCGGATTCAGTGATAACATCTTTGATTTCGCCGTCATACTGAGTATCATAGAATTCTTTCCGGGCGGCGATATTCAGATTAAATTTTGGGTCGTTGAGATTAGGGTAAAGGTAGGGCAAAGAACCTGCTGCGTCCGTAAATTCACTCCGTTCTTTCAATTCCATTTTATTCTTTTGTTTATTTAGCGTTGCTGTAGTTATATCGGCTTCTAAGGGGGTTTGCACGTCGGCAGCTAAGATTGGCTGCGCTGTTAAAACTGGCTCTTGTGGTTCTTGTGTTAAAACAGGTTCTTGTGTTAAAACAGGTTCTTGTGTTAAAACAGGTTCTTGTGTTAAAACAGGCTCTTGTGTTAAAACAGGTTCTTGCTTATCCACTTTATCACACGCCCCAGTTTTTTTATTTTTTCTAGTTCCTTTTGGACAACGTTTTTTTTCTATAGTTTTTTTTGAGATAGACCCAATTGTTGACATTATTATTATATATAAATACTTTTATATATAATAATTATATAATTATATGTTTGGGAAAAAACACCAGAAAGTTATAAAATGGGTTATTATACTTGCTATATTCTTAATAATTACTTTAGCTTTAGGTGGATTAGTTAAGAAATTTGTGGAAGGGTTTGATAATCCACCGGTTTTATTAGATGCAAAAGTGAAAACTGTTACTTTTCACCAAGGTACAACCAGTTATTTACAAATATCACAACTTGCTGTTTATCCCGCAAACTCCCCCGATACTAATATTGCAACTAAAGGTACAGCAAGTGCTCTAAATTTATTTCCAAAATCTCCGACAAATGTCACAATAGAAGCGCCAATTGATGGAACCCTCGCGCCGCGAGTTATGTTAGAAGTGCCGACACCTTCGGGTTATTCTTCAGCAGATACGAACCCGGCTAATTATTGGAAGCTAGATTTAGGCGATGCATATCAATTAAGTAAACTTGTCTATTACAATAGAATAGACGGAAAAGAAAGAGCGATTGGTACGTTTATAACCCTTGAGGATGCTACTGGGCAAACAGTTTGGACATCTCCAACCATAACCACGGCTGATTTAATATACACGTGGACATTTACCCAGACCCAAGCGCCTAAAGCGCCTCCAGCACCACCTCAGCCAGGTCCGCCAGGTGCGCCAGGCGCGAAAGGTGATCCAGGCGCGAAAGGTGATCCAGGCGCGAAAGGTGATCCAGGCGCGCCAGGCGCGAAAGGTGATCCAGGTCCTATGGGCTTGCCAGGTCTTATGGGTCCGCAAGGTCTTATGGGTCCGCAAGGTCTTATGGGTCCGCAAGGTCTTATGGGTCCGCAAGGGCTTATGGGTCCGCAAGGGCTTATGGGTAAGCAAGGTCTTATGGGCAAGCAAGGGCTTATGGGTCCGCAAGGTCTTATGGGTAAGCAAGGTCTTATGGGTAAGCAAGGTCTTATGGGTAAGCAAGGTCTTATGGGGCCTGAAGGTCGTATGGGTAAGCAAGGTCTTATGGGTAAGCAAGGTCTTATGGGTAAGCAAGGGCTTATGGGTAAGCAAGGGCTACAAGGCCTCATGGGTCCGGAAGGCCGTATGGGCAAAGAAGGTCCTATGGGTAAGCAAGGACTCATTGGCCAAGAAGGCCGTATGGGTAAGCAAGGGCCACAAGGCCTTATGGGTCCACAAGGCCGTATGGGTCCGGAAGGGCGAATGGGTCCTCCTGGCCAACCTGGTCTATTGCGCTTGATTGGTCTATCAAATTGTTCGCCGGCAAAATACCCTCCGAAAAAAGAAACACAGATGCAAAACATAGTAAAACCACATAATAGTTGCTATCAAGACGATTGCGAAAATGATTACAATTATGATGACGATGACGATTGCGATTGCGATTAGTAAAAGGTTGTGAGTTATAGCAATCAATATATATTGTATGTTTTCAATACTGTATTAATTTTCGCCAACATGACCAGTTTCTCTAAATTATACGGGCGAATTAATTGTACGGCCTCTTCGTAGGTGCACCAAGCAATTTTACTAATTTCCGTATCTTGAAACGGTTTATAAGGTACTTGTGTTAAATTGATATAACCCAAGTAATATTTATGTTTATAAGATTTATAGTTTGAACCAGTAAAGATTTCTTCATAAGGTAAGATGTTTTGAATTATTTTTATGTTATGGGTAGTGTATCCCGTTTCTTCTTCAAACTCACGTAATCCACAAGCAAGATCTTTTTCTAAATTGTTATGCCGGCCTTTGGGAAACCCCCATTCGGGTTCTAACCAGTCCGTTTCGGAGTCGGCGATTAATGATGCTAAACTGTATTGAATCGTGTTTGTACCTGCGGCAACCGCACCTGCACCTGCACCTGCACCTGCACCTGCACCTGCACCTGCACCTATACCCAACTTTAAGGCTTCAAACTTATCCCGCGCATTTTTCTCTTCGCTCCGAAATTGATTACAGACACAATCACCCCAGAGACCAAACCACAATGTGTCAAAGTCTTCATTTAACAGTTTAGTCTTTTCTGCTGTCGTCATTTCCGAGATAATATTCAATAAATAAAGTTTATTATTCAAGGTATATTTTCCTCGCATAAATTCAATATAACCGATCGTATCTTTCCGTCGGATTAATAAATACTCTAGTTCTCTCTGTGCATTATACCGAAACGCAATAATCCCTACACTCGTAATTGGAAACTTACAATTATTAAAAGTATGACCACTTATACCGCAATTGTTACAATGACTAATGCTTGTACGGCTTTCATTTATATTTGTAATAGTTCGGTAAATAGTTGTATAAGGATCGGACATGTACGTTATTGGTTAAATCAACAATGTTTTTATATCTTTTATTATAATGACCTTGAATCCCGAAATTTGGGGACCACATTATTGGTTTGTCTTACATACCATTGCCATTACTTATCCGGAACGTCCAAATGATGTAGTGAAGAAGAAATATTATGATTTCATTACCAACTTGCCTTTATTTCTGCCCGTAAAAGAAATTGGCAATGGCTTTAGTAAAATGTTAGACAAATATCCCGTGACGCCCTATTTGGATTCACAAGCTTCTTTTGTTAAGTGGGTCCATTTTCTCCATAATAAGATTAATGTGGCCCTGGAAAAACCGGAACTGACTATGGATGAAGCGATGATCAAGTATTATGAACTTTACAAACCTAAAGCGGTGAAAGACCAAGAACAGCGGAAGCGGAGAGAAAAGATCGCGTTCGCGATTATTGCATCGGTGATAACGCTTTTAGGGATATATTTATACCTTAGTAAATGAAATGTAAATGAAATAAATGTAAATGTAAATGAAATAAATGTAAATGAAATAATATGTCTTTAATATAACTATGAAATTTGAACTGCTCATCTTTGGCGTGACAACTTTCTTTATTGTCAATACCTATTATGATGGAAAATATATGCAAATTATGAAATCCTGGAAAAAATACTACCAAATGATATCTATTGGTTTTGTAGGGCTGTCTGCCTACCTCTTTATCAAAAAATACCCAGGACATTCGCGGAGTTTATTTACCCACGCCAATGGCATCATTAAATATTTGCCGATTGACAAAGACGCGACGAATTTTTTATTTGATTTGACAGATAAAGGTCAAATGTTTGCCCAGCCGCCGAATAGTTATGCGGTACAACAAAATCGGGTTATGAATTCAGGAGCAAGCGTAGCGGGCCAAGCAAGCGTAGCGGGCCAAGCAAGCGTAGCGGGCCAAGCAAGCGTAGCGGGCCAAGCGGTGAAAGCCACAAAACGTTCCGTGAGCGAAACTAAAAAAAAATTTGTCGCTGCACAGCAAGGGTGGAAATGCGGCGCTTGTAAACAACAGCTGCCTGCTTGGTTTGAAGTAGATCACAAGATTCGTTTAGATAACGGTGGGTCAAATCATGTAGATAATTTAGTAGCCTTGTGTCGGGATTGTCACGGAAAGAAAACAGCGTTTGAAAATCTCTAACAACCTTTTAAAACAACCTTTTAAGAAAAGGTTGGACCAAAACACAACCTTAAAAAAAAATGTCGCTATAATATACCTAAATGCCGCCGCCTCTACAAAACACCAAAACCATATATAATAATTTTAGTGAAAAAGTCTACAGTAATCGGTCTTATATCGGTGCCGTAGAAGTCTTGGAATACATTTGTTTCATTCTGATTGTTTACTGGTATAATCCCTTTAGCATTTCTACAAACTATCCGGTCTTCACCAATAGTTTAACCCTGCTCGTTTCGCTTATTTATGTTGTTTTATTTTACTTTCTCTCGGAGAAAATTTCACTAAATAGTAACACGGCAACTACACCGACCGAAACTGGATTTTTAATAAAATTGTTAGGCACCATTGGGATCTTTCTTGGGTCGGTCATCGTGATCAAATATCTGGCTGGCTTTATTGCCGATGGGCGGCTCGGTATTCTGAGCCTGTTGCGTTATATTTTACAATTCACCATTATTATCCTGGCCATCGCGGCTGTCTATACGTTCTTAAAACCGTATTTTGATGTCGCGAAAAGTAGGGGGAAAGACACGAAAACAATTGCGGGGTTCTTTTTCAATCTGCTCATGTATCTACCCTGTTTAGTACTGTCGCTCATTGACTATCTGAAAAATCAATACCATATTACGACAAAACCCGTTTGGCTGCTCCTTTTAGCCGAATTAGTACTTATCGTCTTGTGGGTGCTCATTCCCCTTGGACTTCACGCATTCTCTACGAAAAATGGTATCCAATTGTTGAAAGAGCCACAGTATATTAATAAAGAGAACTCTTTAGGGACGTTTGCGGAATTATATGGTGCAGATGCAGATGCAGATGCAAGTAATACCGCTTCACAACCTCTTAAAGAAAAATACAACTACCATTACTCTTTGTCCTTTTGGTTTTATTTGAATCCGCAGCCGCCCAACACGAGTCCGGCTTACAATACATTTACCAATATTTTGACGTATGGTAACAAACCCGCGGTGCAATTTAATGGAGCCTTGAATACCTTACGTGTTTTAGTAGAAAGCGCGCCCCCAGGTGAAGAAAAGAAAACGGTGGAAATCTATAAAACAAAGAATGTCCTTTATCAAAAATGGAATAATATGGTTATCAATTACGACCGAGGGACGATAGATGTGTTCTTGAATGGTGACTTGGTAAGTTCTAGACCAAGTATAGCTCCGTATATGAGTTATGAAACGATTCAAGTGGGTAGCAACAATGGTTTAGCCGGAGGGATTAGCAATGTCATGTATTACAAAGACAATTTGTCACGAGATTCGGTTGAAATGATGTATATGGCGTTGCGAGGGAGAGAAGAACCATTCTTTTAACAACAACCTTTTTTTTTTCAAAAGGTTGTATATATATATATATAAATGTCTCATACCATGTCCTCTTATCTTGCGTACATTAACAACAATCAGAAAATGTCCGGCGGTTGCAATACGAAACAAGGCTTACCCACGACTATTGGGCATGGGCAATTTACAATCAATGCCATTAAAAAAACGGCCGGATACTGTTCCTGCGTTCAGGCCCGTTATCAACCCAATATGAATAAAGTCCTGCCGAGTGTGAACTTACCGCCGTCTACGAATTAATTGCTAAATTGTTACTTTGGGAACTCGGTGTTTCCCATAATTTGTTTTATTACGTTTCGCAAGTTTATAGGCCTTCTTCGTATGCTTACAGCCTTTAGACAAAATTTTAAAATCCACCGCACTCGCTTTCCCACCAGTCACCGCGCTCGCTAATCTCGCGATGCCCCAAGAATGTGCAGTTTGATTCGGTCGCGACCCTGACGAAAAATAAGCCCCCTGCCCTTTTTGAACAATCCTTTTCAGTGCATTTACAGAACACCCCGTGGCCTTTGCAAATTCTGCTGTCGGACCGATTTTATCCACATTATAAACACGCCTGGCTTGTAAAATATGTTTGGAAACCTTGTTCTTAAAAGATGGCAGGGCTTTCCGCGTGTAATATTTCTGTTGTTTATAAAGTTTCCGTGATTTTTTCAACATCTTCGCTTGTTGTTTTCTCTCTTTCTTCGGTAAACCAAAAGGAATATATCTTAATGGAACTGTTAACATAATATATACTTTTATAAAAAAGTATATATAAATAATTTTGTCATAATCTTTTATAAATTATACATAAATGACACAAACACTTGTAGATTATTCTTGTACTTTAATTTATAAAATTTCTTGTAAAGATCCAACAGTAACAGATATTTATGTAGGTCATACGACGAATTTTGTTCAAAGAAGAGATCAGCATAGACACTCTAGTGTAAATAAACGTGGTAAACTATATGACGTCATTAGACAGAATGGCGGTTGGACTAATTGGTCTATGGAAATAATTCATTATTTCAATTGTAAAACCCTCATTGAAGCCAAAACCAAAGAACAAGAATATTTTGTTGCATTAAAAGCGACCTTAAATAGTATAGAACCAATACCAAAAAAAAAAGAAAAAATGATTATAAAAAAAGAAAAAAAAGAAAAAAAACTCACAACAACGAAAGATATTACAAACGAAACAACGCAAGCATCAAATGCACGGTTTAGATGCGATAAATGTAATTATAATTGTAATAAAAATAGTGAGTTTAATAAACATTTAGCAACTGTCAAACATAACAAAAAAAAAGAAATATTAACTGAACCCATTAAACATTTGTGTAAATGCGGCAATATATATGCATTTAGGCAGGGGTTAAGTTTACATAAAAAAACATGTATAATTAAAAAAGACATACAAAACGAACCAATTCCTGTGGAAACACATCAAGATAATAACCATATTGTTGATTGTTCAAGAAAAGAAACTGCGGAGCTAAAAAATATTGGTTTAGATATTTGAAAGGTAATTTTGAAATAAAACAATTACTATTAGAATTATTAAAAAAATAAAATATATATATATTTACTATTTAAAGAAAATTTCTGAAAAAAAAAGAAGTTTTCAGGTCTGGCCGACTTTTTTCAAAAAAGGACATTTTTAAAATGTCCAAAAACCAAAAGTGCCTTTTAAAATGGCAAATTTTTTTTTTGAAAAAGTGGTTTTGCTTGGAGATGGTCTGAAAACCGACGTAGAGAAAAAATATTTGTGACCATAATTTTTTATTATAATTTCAAGGAAAAGGGTTTAGGAATATGTTTTTATATGTCTCTAGAGTATAATGGAATTAGAAAATGCCTCAAAAAAAAACGCGCATTTGTTCAATTGTGAAAATTGTGACTTTGTTTGCTGCAAACAAAGTGATTGGGACCGCCATATAATAAGAGCTAAACATTTAAGAATGCAAGAAAAAACTCAAAAAAAAACGCTAAAATTCTGCTGCGATTCTTGTCACTTTGAATCTAGCAAACAGCGAGATTTTGATCGCCATATTTTGACACCTAAACATTTGAGAATGCTTGAAACCCCTGAAACCCCTCAAAAAAACGCAGCTCACAGTTGCTCAAAATGTAACAAGAATTATCAATACAGTTCAGGGTTATGGAAACATTCAAAAAACTGTACTGTAGACACAAAAAATGAAACTATAATTGACTCAACAGATATTGATGATAATTTTCCTAATGACAAATATTTCTTGGAGTTATTAATAAAGGACAATTCGGAAATTAAAAATATTGTATTAGATATTGTCAAAAGCAACACTGAATTACTGATAAAAGAAAATGCGGAGTTTAAGACTATTATACTAGATATGGTGAAAAACAACACCGAGTTGCAAAAACAAATGATAGATGTTTGTAAAAATAACAGCAATATCAATACCAATATAAATTGCAACAATAACAGTAATAACAAAACATTTAATCTTCAATTCTTCTTGAATGAACAATGTAAGGATGCCATGAATATTACCGACTTTGCGAATTCGATTGATCTGCAGTTGTCGGATTTAGAAAGCGTCGGCGAACTCGGCTACGTGGAAGGTATTACCAAAATTATGGTAGATAAACTGAATAGTATGGACATTTACAAACGACCGATCCACTGCAGTGACGCAAAGAGGGAAATTATTTACGTCAAGGATGCCGATGTCTGGGCCAAGGAAGAGAAAGACAATCCGAAACTTCGCCAGGCCATAAAAAATGTGTCGTTTAGAAATATGAAGCTTGTATATAATTGGAGCAATGAATACCCCGAAAGCAAGGACAACCAATCTCGTTTAAATGATAAATATATGAAACTCGTCATTCAATCCACCGGTGGGAATGGTCCTATTCTAGAAAGTGAGAACAAAATCATTAGACGCATTGCCAAGGAAATCGTGATTAACAAATCCCAATTTTAAATATTTCCAAGTTACAATTTAATGTAAATTTTAATTTGGAAATATTTAACCTGTATATTTTTACTTTGACATATTTAGTAAAAAGTATTTACACTATAATATTTAGTATTTTCAATTTTTCAATTTTTCAATTTTTCAATTTTTCTATTTTTCAATTTTTCTATTTTCATATTTTCACATTTTCACATTTTCCCATTTTCTATTAGGTCCCTCATATCCGCATAATATAAATTATATTCTGATATTATATATATTATGGAAATCATCCAAATTGTGTTAATAGTTATTTTCGTGATGTTACTTATTTATGTGATTATGTGGTTTTTCGCCAAGTCCACGCAATTGACTAGGATGGCTGACGGTAATGTGCAACAAGTTATATTGGCCAGTACACTATCCAATAGCAAGAATTCCAATAATTATACCTATTCTACCTGGTTTTATATTAACGATTGGAATTATCGTTTTGGCGAACCCAAGATTATTTTAGGCCGTTTAGATAAAGATAATAATCCTGGACCATCTATTACTTTAGATGCAATGGAAAACAACTTAAATGTGGCTGTAGCGTGTTATCCAGTAGCCAGTTCATCGTCTTCTGCGCCCCTGATTCACCAATGCAATGTCGCCAACATCCCCTTACAAAAATGGGTTAATTTAATTGTCAGCTTATATGGTCGCACCTTGGACCTCTATCTAGACGGGAAATTAGTGCGCACCTGTGTTCTCCCAGGTGTAGCCAAAGTGAACGCGGCTACAAATATTTTAGTTACACCCGGCGGCGGTTTTAATGGTTGGACATCAAATTTCCAATACTGGTCTACTGCATCTAATCCTCAGGAAGCCTATAACATTTATAAAGGCGGTCCAAGTGGTAGCGGTTTTGGCGGACTTTTAGGAAATATCTTTAATAAATTCCGAATTAAGGTTTCGTTTCTCATGGATAACAAAGAGCGCAGCAGTTTTGAAATATAATTCAACCTTTTTAAAAAAGGTTGGACCAAAACACAACCTTTTAAGAAAAGGTTGGACCAAAACACAACCCAACCTTTTAAGAAAAGGTTGGACCAAAACACAACCTTTTTTTAAAAGGTTGTTTTAAAAGGTTGTTTTTAAAAGGTTGTATATATATAAGACATGGCTGATTCTCAATATGGTAAAGTATCAGAAGGCGCAAGTGGTTTTATAAAACCCTTTTCATCCAATAAATACTTGCAAGGCAGTTCGGATTTTTTACAATCCAATAGTTTAGTCGCTAAGTTCGCTTTTTTAATTTTAGCTCTTATTTTGTTTGTTGTGGCCTTACGACTCGGTTCCGGCCTCTTGGCTTGGTTATTCACTCCATCTTCGTCACCGATTTTAATAAACGGGATGATCATTGCTAGCCAAATGATGGTTATTCCCCAGGATCCCAAAGTGCCCGGTTCCATTCCGATTTTACGGTCGGTGAACAACACGGATGGTTTAGAATTTACGTGGTCCGTTTGGATTTTCGTGGACAATTTTAGTTATAAAGAACACGAATATAAACACGTGTTTCATAAGGGCAATGACGGTATTAATATGACTACCCAGCCGACCGGTATGAATTATCCCAATAACGGCCCTGGTTTATATATTACACCCCATACAAATGATTTAGCAGTTGTGATGAGTACATTTGAAGATGTCAAAGAAGAAATTGTGGTCAAGGACTTGCCACTGCATAAGTGGGTGAATGTCATTATTCGGGTCAGCAAACAAAATCAATTGGATGTGTTTATCAACGGAGTTTTAGCGAAACGCCATCTCTTGAAAAGCGTGCCCAAACAAAATTACGGTGATGTATTTGCCTCCATGAATGGCGGGTTTTCAGGATATACTTCAGCACTGCGCTATTTCAATAGTGCCCTAGGTACGTCAGAAATCCAGTATATTGTAGACCAAGGCCCGAATGAAAAATTATTGAACGGCTCGGATATGGAAAAGAGTAAACCCCAGTATCTCTCTTCACGATGGTATTTTAGCAGGTCGGAGGACTAACCTACAACTTTTATAAGCGAAGCAAGTCAAAAAGGTGTAAGCCAAAAAACACCTTTTGGGAAAAGGTGTAAGCCAAACAACACCTTTTAGGAAAAGGTGTAGCCAAAAAACACCTTTTGGGAAAAGGTGTAGCCAAAATTCAGTGTAAATTCAGTGTAAATTCAGTGTAAATTTATATGACGTACGTTATATAAATTTTGGTCCAACCTTTTTTGAAAAGGTTGTTGTTTTCTCTTTATATATTATAATATATGCCTACCGAAGGAATATTTGTAGCAGTGGGCGTTAGCAATTTAGGTGAACGAAATAAAATCGGTTATTCCACAGATGGCCAAGTCTGGAATTTAGCCACTGAAACGAATGGTTTATTTGGTGGTCCTCGTGTTGAAGCTGGGAGTATTGGTGGGTTTGGTATCGCCTATGATGGGAAAGGCTTATTTGTGGCAGTGGGTAATAGTGAATTAGGCGGTAAAACTCAAATTGGTTATTCTACTGATGGAAAAGTCTGGAATTTAGCCACTAAAACGAACGATTTATTTGGTGGTGGTGGTGTTTATGGTTTTGGTAAAGATATCGCCTATGGGAATGGACGGTTTGTTACATTGGGTACTAGCAATTTAGGTGAACGAAATAAATTCGGCTATTCTACTGATGGCAAAGTCTGGAATATAGCTACCGAAACGAATGATTTATTTGGTGGCGGTGGTTCGTTTTATGGCGCGAGTATTACCTATGGGAATGGTATCTTTGTGGCAGTGGGCATTAGCAATTTAGGTGAACGAAATAAAATCGGTTATTCCACAGATGGCCAAGTCTGGAATTTAGCCATTGAAACGAATGGTTTATTTAGTGGTCCTAATGACGCCGAAGTTGGATATGGGGGGTCTGGTATCACCTATGGGAAAGGCTTATTTGTGGCAGTGGGTAATAGTGATAATAAAATTGGTTATTCCACAGATGGAAAGGTCTGGACTGTAGCCACTAATACAAACGATTTATTTATGGGCGGAGGCGGCGATAATATCGCTTATGATGGAAAAGGCTTATTTGTGGCAGTGGGTAATGGTGATAATAAAATCGGGTATTCCACAGATGGCAAAGTTTGGACTTTAGCCACTGAAACGAATGGTTTATTTGACGGCGATTTTAGGGGAGGTTATGGTATCGCCTATGGGAATGGTTTATTTGTGACAGTTGGTGAAAGCGACGCAGGCGGCATAAATAATATCGGCTATTCAAAGGATGGAAACGTCTGGAATTTAACAACTGAAACGAATGGTTTATTTGGTGGCGGTGGTTTTGGTAGCGCTATTGTCTATGCCCCGCCTACGCCAACGCCTACGCCAACGCCTACGCCTACGCCGCCGCCCTTACCTATTTCCAACATCTGTTTTCCGGCAGGTACGCCAATTCAGACTGATCAAGGTATAGTCAAGATTGAAAAAATCAATACACAAACACATACAATCAATGAGCAACCCATCCGGCATGTTACACAAACAACAACACTAGATAAATATCTTATTCGTTTTGATAAACACGCAGTTGCATATCAGCGTCCAAGCGCTCCTACCCTTATGACGAAAGATCACTTGATTGAATTTGAGGGCCAGATGGTCCCCGCCTACCGCTTCTTGGATTGTGCGGACGGTGTGAAAAAAGTAAAGTATAATGGTGAGACTTTATACAATGTGCTTTTATCGGGGCACGGCAAAATGACGGTAAATAATTTAGTATGTGAAACCCTCCATCCGGATAATATTATTGCAAAACTTTACACCAGCAACTACAGTGCGGATGAACAATTTTCTCTCATTAAGCAACTCAACAAGTCTTTAACTGAACGGGATTTGCCGACTTATAAAAAAATAATTAATACATTACACACAACCGCTTGAAAACACCTTTTGGGAAAAGGTGTAAGCCAAAAAACACCTTTTCAAAAAAGGTGTAAGCCAAAAAACACCTTTTGAAAAAAGGTGTAGCCAAAATTCAGTGTAAATTTATATGTCATACGTTATATAAATTTTTAGTCCATTTTTTATTTTTTATATTGTTTTTATTTTTTTATATTGTTTTTATTTTTTATATTGTTTTTATTTTTTTATATTGTTTTTATTTTTTTATATTGTTTTTATTTTGTTTTTATTTTGTTTTTTATTTTGTTTTTATTTTGTTTTTATTTTGTTTTTATTTTGTTTTTATTTTTTTATATTTTTTTTACCAGTTTAAGAAGAAACCGGCTGATTGAAAGCCTTCCAATCGTAAGAGATATTTTTCATATTCTATGTTCTCTTGGTATTTTTTCATTTTCAAAAGTTGTATGTCAACTTTACCATCTTCATCGTCGGAAATATCTTCAATACCCTCCCAACGCAGCGGAATCTTCATAGTGGAAATCCGACGCATTTGCATCCAAATACTTTGTTGCGGCTTTTTGGGTTCTTCAACGACAGCAGGCTTGGGCTCTTCAATGATAGCAGGCTTGGTCTCTTCAACGACAGCAGGCTTGGGCTCTTCAACGACAGCAGGCTTGGGCTCTTCAACGACAGAAGGCTTGGGCTCTTCAATGATAGCAGGCTTGGTCTCTTCAACGACAGCGGTCTCTTTAATGGCAGTGGTATCTTCAATGATAACAGACTTGGTATCTTCAACGACAGCTGGATTGGGATCTTCAGCGACAGCAGGCTTGGGTTCTTCAACGGCAGAGGACTTGGTTTTTTCAACACGAGCCGGTTCTTCTTCAATAAAAAGTAAACGTTTCTTAGGGGCACTACGTTTCTTTTCGGCAGCAGTAACGGTTTTAACAGAATTAGACATTTCAATACGGTTTTAAACTTTATATGTGTGGCGGGTAAATATCTTTTCACTTGATACAAAAAACCATTTCAATTTTTAAAATTTTCAGCAAATTTTAAAAAATATTTTCCCAAAACAACCTTTTAGACCAAAAACACAACATTTTAAACCAAAAACACAACCTTTTAGACCAAAAACACAACATTTTAAACCAAAAACAAAACCCTAAACGGAATGAAACATTGCTCAAAATTCAATGAATATATTTACCAGCCAACGGTTTGTATTTTTGGTCCAAAAGGTTGTTTTCCAAAAGGTTGTTTTCTAAAGGTTGTGTATATGGTAAGCACTGACATCTCTTTATGTAAATTAACAGATGAACTCGGAGTAATTATCTTAAAAAATCCTGAAATTATACAAGAGTATCCCCAATTCAATCAATTAATAAATTCGCCTGGTCCCAATCCCCCGCGTTTATGGGCCCGGTCTTCAAACGATTGTGTCAATTGTCAAAATAATTATTGTACGGAGGTAATCCCAACGGGTGAGTATCCGCCCCAGGTATGTGATTGTGCGCCGAATTCCGCATATATTACACCTGAACAATTTGATATGCGCCGTAAAGCGGAAATATTCTTATATAAAAAAAATGCCAATGATCAAACTAAAAAAGAAAAATATGCTTTATTGGCAAAAGGGATTAATGTCTATAAAAAAATCAGTTGGGCGACCCAAAGTGAATATTATACAAATCCCAATGTAAACGGATTACCCCAAGTCGGTTATACTTTAACCTGCGGCGATGTAAATATTTTACAAAACTGTTCCCCAACTACTAACAACAATGTGCCTGGGCCTATTATGAATATTTGTTATGACCAAACCATCCCTTTGACGAATTATGTCACGCGCAGGATTTATACTTTTAATGGCACCAAATGGCCCCAGACTGCCTGGAAACCTGGGAATAATGGCTTCCCAGTGGGCAAGGCTGGGCGTTTTTTAATGTAGTTAACAAAACATATTTAGATAGATGGCAATTATATATAGTAGATGAGTACAAAATCAGCGGGTCCAAGCGTAGCGGGTGCAAGCGTAGCGGGTGCAAGCGTAGCGGGTGCAAGCGTAGCGGGTGCAAGCGTAGCGGGTGCAAGCGTAGCGGGTGCAAGCGTAAGCGAAGATGAATTGACAAAAATAAAGAAGGATTTAGAAAAAAAAGGTGAAGCCGCATTACAAGCCCTTTATCAAGAAAAAGGTGTCAATGGCTCTTCTATCGGTAGTGTTGTAGGCTCACTAAGTAATGGCGTGATCACGGAACAAAGTTTAACGAGTATTATGCAAAAAGGGTTTGATGAATTTAAGGCGACCACTGGGCGCTCAATGACCTATGGTGAAATGCGAGAGTTGTATGGTTAAACCACCTTTTATAAGCGAAGCAAGTTAAAAAGGTGGGACCAAAATCCACCTTTTATAAGCGAAGCAAGTTAAAAAGGTGGGGCCAAAATATAAACTAAACGTGTGCATTATTTATATGTCATTATTATATGTCATATAAATACAGTAATAAAAAAAATAAACGCAAGACATATAAGCGTAAAATATGTAAGCGTAAAGCTACGACATATAAGCGTAAAATATGTAAGCGTAAAATATGTAAGCTTAAAGCTACGACATATAAGCGTAAAATATGTAAGCGTAAAGCTACGACATATAAGCGTAAGAGATATACACTTGGCGGATCACGCTCATATAATATGGATACCGGCGAATACCGCGCTGTAGCTGACGGGAAAGATGTTTTTCGTAAACTATTGTCCACCACAGAAAATAACGAAGCCGATATTGTAAATTTTTTGCGACGATTTCCCGAGTATAAAGATAATAATATAGTCATTTTTTATGATATTACCCCTGAATATATTGAGATGGAAGACTTGCCGGTTAAGCTTAAAAATCAGGATAACTATGTAGTATCTATGCGAAAAGCCAAAGATTTTTTACAAAGTATAGGCATCATGTATCTAGATTGGAAGCCGGATAATATAGGCAAAAGCAAAGACGGCGAATTTAAGCTGTTTGATTTTGACGCATCTGGCATCGCAAACTTGGAAACAAACCAATGGATCATAGAACCTATCTATTTCAATAGTTATGGACAAGATAAATATTTGTCGCCCAAAGAATTAGATGACTTATTATTTGAAAAAAATATGGTAGAAAGACAAATTCCCATTTATGATTTTTATTAAGCGTATGATTTTTATTAAGCGTATGATTTTTAACCACTCCGTAAATTCGGGTTTATACACTGGTCCATGGTCGGATAAATATCTTGAGACATACAATCATCACCTTCACCCACCGTTATACACGAGCGAAATCCCCGATCTTCGCCAATATAGCAAAACCCCGCCTTTCTATTTATTTTTCCCTGGGGGAGACTATCCGATTCGGCAGGCGAGGGTTTTTTAAAATCAGTATTATTCATCAAATCCTCATTGGAGAGTTTCTTTAAGTCCTTTTTTATATTAATATTATTTCGCTGAAATTTGCCGGCGGGTTTCTTTAAGCCCTTTTCTAAAACATCAATGCCGCCGTCTAATGCCCCCGCTGTGACATTGACGGTTGCTTTCGCGGCTTCCCCGACGCCATACCCGAAATAGGCTAAAATCGGCCGGAAGAAGTCTAAAATTTGGTCAACGATAGAGCCGAGTAATTTTGATAGGTCACCAAAATAAGTAAATAAGTTAAACCCAAATAATGCTAAAATCAAGAAGATGATTATATATTTCAACATTTTACTATTGCTCTCAACAGTTGTGGAAGTTGACATAGTACTAGAACTCGGCATGTTTGTTACGATATCGTTTTCCATTAGTATATATATATATTATACTTTAAACAACCTTTTCACAACCTTTTCACAACCTTTTCAAAAAAGGTTGGACCAAAACACACCTTTTCACAACCTTTTCAAAAAAGGTTGGACCAAAACACACCTTTTCACAACCTTTTCAAAAAAG